GGCCTCCTACAAGTACGAGCAAAATCAACTATTGCAGAAATAAGTCGATTAAATTTTACTTACATCGACTTGAAAAAATGAAGCGAATCGGTAGAATTAAATCATCATCAAGGCGATGATAGCAGATTTGATTCAGCAAGTCAAGTAGGAGGATAGCTAAATGGAAAATTTATCTTTGCGGCAGCGAGCAAAAAGCGCGGGAATCCCATTGTGGAAGATCGCGTCGTGTATTGGCATCAGCGAACCAACTATTACTCGTTGGCTGCGAGTTCCTCTTTCCTGTAGCAAGGAGAAGCTTATTCTTGAAGCTATCTCTAAGTTGGAGAAGGAGACGGAATGATGGAAATTTTGGCATATACGCCCACTACGCTAGCCGAGGCAATGCACGCCAGCCGTCCAACAGTCTATCGATGGATGAGAATCCCCGGATTTCCCGTCGTACGATTAGGCGGTTGTGTGCGGATTCCTGTGAAAGCATTTGAGCAGTGGCTCAATGAACAGTCAGGGGTGAAAATCGATAATGAGGGATAAAAAAGAAAACGCCCTCGCCGGTGTGGGAACACCGACAAGGGCGACGGGAAGCGGTTTGGCGACCACACTTTCCCATCAAAAGAATACCACAGCGACGCAAAAAAAGCTACTTATTTCTGACTTGCTACATGGGGGTAGCGAAAACGGTGTGACGCTCACAGAGCTTGTCCAGCTCACGGGAGAAGATGAGAGGTCGATTCGCCGACGCATTCAGCGGGAACGAAAGGCCGGGACGCTGATCCTGTCCGACAATCAGTCTGGCTACTTTCTTCCCACGACTGAGGACGAAGTCAAACGTTTCATTCGCTCCATGTCTCGTCGCGCTCGTGAAATCAGCGCTGTCGCCCGTGTTGCAGAGGATGTGCTCGCACGGATGATGGGTCAGGAATTTTTGGAGGGTTGGTAATGGCGAAACGGAGGATGTTTTCGCTCGATGTTGTTGACACGGATTCGTTTCTCGACCTTCCGGCAAGTTCACAAAGCCTTTATTTTCACCTCGGTATGAGAGCAGACGATGACGGTTTTGTTTCATCACCAAAACGGATTACGGCAATGGTCGGCGCTGCTGGAGACGATTTGAAACTGCTGATTGCTAAGGGCTTTGTTATCCCGTTTGAATCCGGTGTGTGCGTAATTCGAGACTGGCGAGTGAACAATTATATCCAGCGTGATCGCTACACACCATCCATTTACACCGAAGAAAAGCAGCGCCTATCTATCGCTGAAAATGGACGGTATAGTCATGTGGATACGCAATGTATACAAGATGTATCCAAATCGGATACACAGGTAAGGATAGATAAGGAAAGAGAAGAGATAGATAATAAGGCGGCTACGCCGCCACGCGCTCGCTTTATTCCTCCTACTCTTGAGGAAGTACAGGCTTACTGTATCGAACGGGAAAACAGCGTAGACGCAGCATACTTCCTTGATTACTACGCTGCAAACGGCTGGGTGCAAGGGAAAGGAAAGCCTATCAAGGATTGGAAGGCTTGCGTCAGGACTTGGGAGCGTCAAGGCTACGGCGGAGAACAATCTTCCGCAGTTCCCAAGCCCAGGCAGTACGACGAGGCTACGGACACATGGAGGTGAGAGCGTGAATTCTATTCTGAACGAGTACGGCGTACTCGGTTCGCTGCTGATTGACCCGTCGTTGTTTCCGGAGGCGGCAGAGCTTCCCGACGATATGTTTTCTTCCGTGCCGCTGCAAGAGATTTTCCGGGCGATGCGTCATCAGTACGAGGAAAGCGGCAGCTTTGATGCGCTGACCGTCAGAGTGGAAGCGGGACGCAATTGCACCGACGTGACGGACAAGCTGATTGCTGGATTGATGGACACAACGCCAACCACGGCGAACCTCGATGTTTACTTAGCAGCGGTCAAGGAAGCTGCGCTTGCACGTTCCCTGCGAAAGATCGGCGAAGAACTGATGACCGCCGAGCATGACCCTACAGACGCGCTTGGACGCGCACAGGAGGCTTTGCAGCGGCTTGCCGAGGAAAACACACGCGGCGATTCGCAAACGCTTACGGCGGTGCTGATGCAGCTCGGATACCGCGTTTCTGAGCAGGTCGGAGGCAGAGTGCCTTGTGTGGCCTCGGGCCTTCTGAGATTCGATAAACTGCTCGGCGGTGGCTTCATTAACGGCGGGTTACACGTCATCGGTGCAAGACCGGCGGTCGGAAAATCAGCGCTCGCCTTGCAAATCGCGCTCAATGCAGCAAGAAACGGAGTCAAGGTATTATACTTGTCACTTGAAATGAGCGCAGAGGACTGTTCCGCTCGCCTTGTCGGCAACATCGGCGGCCTGTCATCGGCGCGGCTCATGTTCGGCGGCAGGCTTACGGACAACGAGTACACGCGCTTTGCCGAGGGGACGACAGCGCTCTCCGCGTTGCCGCTTGTATTCAACAAGCGCACGGGTATGAACGTTCGGCAGGTGGAGGCGCTGGCCTATCGCGAGAAGCCGGGCCTGCTGATCCTCGACCACCTCGGGCTGCTTGAACCGCCGGAAGCTCGGCTTTCGCTTTACGAGGCGACCACAAGGAACAGCAGGGCCTTGAAGCTGCTTGCACTGAGGCTGAACATCCCTGTGCTGTGTTTGTGCCAGCTCAACCGCGCAGCGGCCTCTGACCGTTCTGGTAGCTTTCGGGCTACGATGGCAAATTTACGCGAGAGCGGCGCTATCGAGCAGGACGCGGATACGGTGACGCTGCTGCACAATCCGCCGTGTGAGACAGGTGAGCGCATGGAATCGCCATCTTTGTTGGAGTTGTGGCTCGATAAAAACCGACGCGGCGCGACTGGTCACGTTGACGCGACCTTCTACAAGGTCACAGGGAGGGTTACAGCATGAATATTGAGGCCGCGGCCAGCATTTTAGCGAAAATCAAACCGGCACGCCGGAAGCGTGAGCGCTATCGCCAGCGTGACGAAATACAGCACCGTGTAATTCCGCTTTTGCCTGCTGATGATCGAGATAAGTTTGAGCGGGCAATGAACCGTCATTTTCGATTATGAAAAAAGCTCTCCCCAAATAGGGAGAGCGGCTCTTGTGGTGAATCTGATTTGTCAATTCTGATTTTACCACAGGAGGAACGGATATGCAAGCAAAACCACTTGACACACAGGATAAGCGAACAAGCGAAATTGCAGCAGCGGTACAGGCTGGCAAGGCGGACATTCTAAGCCTTTGGGCGGCGGTTGAACGCTTTGCATGGCAGCAGGCCTTGAGGTGGGCACGGGCAATGGAAGGTCGCGCAGGTGTCGAGGAAAGCGACCTTCTGCAAGTGGCCTTTATCTCCCTCATGGACACGCTGCCGACATGGGATGTGAACAAGGGTGAATTTCTCACGCTGTACGGCATTAAGCTCAAGGCGGAGTTCACAGAAGCCTGCGGGCAGCGAACACAGCGGACGCGATGTGACCCCATCAACAGCGTTTGCCGGTCGATGGACGAGCCGATAGGCGACGAGGACAGCGACTGGACGCTTGGTGACACAATCTCAGATGAAGCGGCAGAAGAAGCCTTTGAGGACGTCGAACAACGGGACTTTCAACAGGCCGTACAAGCGGCGCTTGCACAACTGACGGATGCACAGCGCGAGGCGATCATCGGTGAATTCTGGTTCGGACGAAAGCCAGACCCAAAGTTGAGGCGGGAAGCGCTGCGAGTCTTGCGGCATCCGCGCATTCGAAAGCCGTTAGTGGAATTTTACCGCTGAAAGAACGATGCAACGTCAGAAAAAACAAAGCCGGAAAGGGGGCTTTTCAAACTTTGTCAAAGAAAATCAGAGATGAGACCATTATTGAAGCGCTGCTGATCTCCGCGACAGTGCGGAGCGCGGCGGCAAAGCTCGAGATCAACGAGCAGACGATCTATCGCCGAAAACGCGACCCTGAGTTCATGCAGAAGTATAACGAGGCACGGCGAGAGCGAACCGAAGCGGCACGGAACGTGCTGCAGGAGCGGGCACACGCCGCGGCGGATACGCTGGCAACGATCATGCAGGATGCAGACGCGCCCGCACAGACCCGCGTAAGCGCCGCAGCAGAGATTTTACGACAGACAGTGAAGTACACGGAGATCACAGACATCATGCAGCAGCTTGACGAGCTTGAAGCATGGCGAAGGGAGCAGGAACAGCGATGAAGAAAAATTTTGATATCCGCCTTGCGGCGTTGCGGGAATACCTTAGGTTGCTGTCAGCCGATGAGACGGTCTTCATCGTCGAGGGCGGCGCTGAGTTCCGCACGGCAGAAGATGCGTTTACGTATTTGCGTAAGTATGGCGCGGTGACGCCGGACGGCAAACGCATTGTGCTGTATCCCCATCCTGTCGAGGGCATAGACCCGTTGAGCTTGTCCCTCTATCAGATGCTTGACGAAGCCATTGAGCGCGGCAAGCTGGAATTGCCGGAATTGGAGAGTGACGAGATCGGAGGCAAAGCCCTTGAATAACAGCATTAAAGCCCGCATTGCCTCTTTACAGGCGATTGCAGCGCAGAAGCAAACGGGCGTAGCAATTATGACATTGCTTGAAAATGGCGCATGGGCGGCTTGTAGAGCGCCGCAAAGCCCTGAAAAGGTGTTCCAAACGGAACAGGCAGCACGAGATTATTTATCAGACTGCGAAAGCGTTATCATTATCGACCTTTAAGAAAAAACAGCGCGGCAGCGCATGAAAAAGAAAGGATAATTTACACCATGAGCGAATTTAACATTTATGCCCGAAAGCTCGATACAGCTTTCAAAGAAGCCCGCAGCGAATACAACACCGCTTTCCGCGCACTCCAAGAGGCGCAGCAGGCCAGCCGTGACGCTAACGCATGGACGCCCGGCGACAGCCCGGAAGAAAAACAGGCAAGAATAGACGGCGCAGCGGTAAGGTTGCATGACGCAGAAGCCGCCTTTAGCGAGACAAGAATACGCATTTGGACAGACTTCAAGACCACGCGCCGCACGATCCGCGCCGAGCTGGAACAGGCAGTGCGCGCCGCCAATATTGCAAACCCCGACGCAATCGACAATAACGCCCTTGAGCTGATGAAAACCGGCGTTCTTTCCCCGGCTGATTACTCCGCGTTCATGGAGCGATTCGACAGCAACCCCACAATGCTAAAGTTAGTGGGTCACTACGCAGCCGAAGCCGCAAAGACTACGGACAGCCGCCGAGAGGCTGCAGCCCTTAACGCTATCGCTCTTGACTGCCAGAGCGGGGAGGGCGCAGTCATGCGGGCATGGGATAGCATTTCGGCAATTTCTGACAGTTGCGGCGACGGGGACGGCTACCGGAGCAAATCGCCCGGTGTAATTGTCAGCATGAGCGAAAAATGGGACGATCTCGCGGGCGAGGCCGTGGAGAACTTCTGATTTTCGATAAGCGGCAGAGATCAACATTCTGAATACAAAGCTTCCTGAAAACAAATTTAAGGAGAGATAAATATGGAACTTAGTTTTGCGAACGGTGTGCAGGAATACACCGTGCACGGCGTTAAGGGCGATGTGATCATTCGATTCAACCCGACTGACGGCGCATTTATCCAGCGTCTTTACAACGCGTTTGACACACTGGACAAGAAGCAGGATAAATACGCAGATGAGGTGCAGAAGTGCGGCGACCGCGTTGAGATTTTCAACATTGCCGACCGCCGCGACAAGGAGATGCGCGAGATCATCGACGGCCTTTTTGAAGAGCCGGTATGTGACAGCATCTTTGGCAGCATGAACCTTTATGCGATGGCGGACGGCCTGCATGTATGGACAAATTTCCTGCTTGCGCTGATGGATGAGACGGACAGCGCCTTTGCTCGTGAGCAGAAAGCCACGAATCCGCGCATTCAGAAGTACACGGCAAAGTATCACCGATGAATTGGGGCTTGCCTACCTCCGTCGAGATCGGCGGAGAGAGCTATGAGATCCGCACGGACTTTCGCGTTATCCTCGATATCTTCGTAATGCTGAGTGATCCTGATTTGAGCGGCACTGACCGCGCAGAGGGCATCTTGCAGATGTTCTATGTCTCGCCTGAGGATATCCCGCCGCAGCATTTGCAGGAAGCTGTAGACCGTTTTACATGGTTCCAGAACGGCGGACAGGAGCCGGACAAGAAGAAATCGCCGAAGCTGGTTGACTGGGAGCAGGACTATCCGTTGATCCTCCCGCCCATCAACCGAGTATTCGGACAAGATATCCGCGGAATCCCTTATGATGCGGAGACCAACACCGGGGGCGTCCATTGGTGGACGTTCCTCGGTGCGTATAACGATCTCGGGGACTGCACCTTTGCTCAGGTCGTGCGCATCCGCGACAAAAAGGCGCGCGGCAAGACGCTTGAAAAGGATGAACGCGAGTGGTACCGCAGGAACAGCAATATCGTGAATATGAAGCGCAAACTCAGTCAGGAAGAAGAGAAGACTATTTCTAAGTGGCTGGGAGCGGGAAAGGAGCCTGTGAATGGCAAATGCTGACGGCAGTGTGATTTTCTCTTGTGATTTGGATTCGACCAAAGCACAAAAGAAACTGAGCAAGCTGCGTGACGAGATATCCGAACTGAACAGCAAGCTTGAAAAGGAAACGGGCAATAAGATGAACCTTGAAAAGCAGCTTGACGCCGCATCTCAGGCAGCGAAAGCTACTGAGGAACGCGTGAAGATGCTGCGAAAGGAGGTCGAACGGCTGAATGATCGCGAGTGGATCCAAAAGCAGGGCTTTACACAGAGCGAGTATCAGGCACAAGTGTTAGACCGCCGTGCTGCTGCGGAGGCGGAACTCAAACAGCAGGAAGCGCTTTTGCACACGCAGACGAAGGAGGTCAAAACGCTTTCGGCTGCTTACGAAGAGACGACCGCCAACATCGACAGCATGACTGTAAAGCTCGACAAAGCAAAAGTCGCTGCCGGTG